GATGAGAGTGATTCAGAAATGAACGACTTCATTGTACCTGATGATCATATAGACGGGGAAGTCATTCCACCTTCTGACTATAAAACCATAGACAAGGAATGGAATGCATGGGAGCCAAGATCCCCAGGCGCGAGAAGTTTTAAAGAAACTGTTGATGCTATTGAAGCACTCGCAAAAGCGCACGCCGATAACCTAAGTTTCGGTGCGTAATTCCAAAATCTAAAAAAGATCTATCAAACTCATACCAATATGCTGGCAGCTATATGGTCTGATATAGATCAACTATTACAAAAAGAACCCGAACAAAAGCCAGTAAATACAAATTTTTGCCGTGAATGTTCAGGTGTGAAGATTATTTCACCCGAAGGTCTTCCTACCTGTTCAGAATGTGGTCTCATCGAAGACAACTTCGTTGATGACAGTGCGGAGTGGACGAGTGGGATCACCGATGACGGGCGTGTTAATGATCCCGCGAGATGTGGAAATCCAAATGCAAACCCCGAGTTGTTTTCACAGAACTGGGGTAAGGGTACCATTATTTCCACACAACGTTCGTCCACGTACGAAAACAAACGGATGGCAAAAATTAATTTCCATATGTCCATGAACCACAAAGATCGATCATTATTTCATGCGTATCGAGATATCGATGAAGCATGTGATACATTACCAGACGCAGTCCTTAAGGATGCAAAAATGCTATACTGTAAATTTAACAACGAGAAATTGACCCGGGGAGCGGTAAGACTTGGTATTAAAGCAAACTGTGTTTTATACGCGTGTCGTCTCGCAAAGTTCCCTCGGACGACGCGAGAGATTGCCGACATGTTTGGAATTCAATCCAAAGACATTAGTCGAACAACACAAATATTTAAGGACACGATAATGGGTGTGACCGAGAAAAACTACGTAACAAAAGCGTATGATGTCATGCAGAGACTTCTCAACTCATTTGAAGTATCGCGTGAAGAGCGGTACAACTGTAATAAAATGTGTTCATCAACTGATGACTGTGTAGAACTTATGAGTAAAACACCAAACAGCGTAGCTTCGGCAATTATTTTCATAGTACTTAGTCCCAATATTACAAAGGCGCAAGTGTGTGAAAAATGTTCGGTCTCTGTACCAACACTAAACAAAATAGAAAACATTATAAAAAAGCACTTAGAGGTTAAAGGGTTGTTATAAGTAAATGGTGACAAAGTTATTCCTCGCAACTCCATGTTATGGAGGTCTCTGTTTAGATAAGTATGTAATGAGTATAATAAAATTGCAAATTCTTTTAATGAAAGAGAATGTTCAATTATACATCGATACCACGGAAAACGAATCACTTGTGCATCGCGCCCGAAATGTTGCAGTGGGACGTTTTATGCAAAAAAGTGATTGTGATTATTTTATGTTCATTGATGCGGATGTACACTTTGATCCACACGCGGTTTTGCGTCTCGTACGATCTGGTCATGATGTGAGTGTCGCATGCTATCCGAAAAAGGTTGTGATGTGGGATCAGGCAGCGAATGCTGTGAAGGGTGGTGATGAACGTAACATGTCCATGCTATCTTCAAGTCTTGTGATCAATTTTGGGGCTGTAAATAGGCCGGTCGTCAACGGTTTTATAGAAATTTTAGATGGTCCAACTGGATTTATGTGCATCAAGAGAGAAGTATTTGAACGCATGGAAAAGGAGTATCCAGAATTAAACTGCCGCAATGATCACCAGAACAGAGATTTTGATTTTTACCATGCGGTTTTTGATTGTATGATAGATCCAGATAACAAGAGATATCTTTCCGAAGATTACGCCTTCTGTCGAAGATGGCAAAAAATGGACGGGAAAATATGGGCGGATATAAATACAACGCTCGGCCACGTGGGGAATTTGCCATTTTCTGGTTGTCTCAATGAAAGGCTTAAGGCTTAGAAACTTTTAATAACATATGAATCTAGCGACAATCATCGTTACGCGATCTAAGTCATGTCACGTAAAAACACTACACGCAATTCTACGATTAAACATGAAGTGCGTGCAGAGTAATTACAAGAACGAAATTGTTTTTGTTGACGACAACCCTTACAAAAAGGCACAAGTTGTTGAAAAATATATGAAAACACACGACAGACTCATATTTATTGACTTTGGTATCGGTCTAGACGATGGATCGCTCAATCAAATGTTTCAACCACATGAAAATATTGGTTGCATGGTTTTCCCAGGTGTAAAAGAGGGTGTCGATTGGGATCTTTTCAGAGATAAAATAAACGAAAATTCTACCGAGCCAATTGAACAAATGGGTCTTCACTTTGACACGGATGTCGGTAAGAAGATTTCTGAAGACATCTACAGTGTTGTAAGCACGGATGCGCGAGTTTGGTTTACAAATTGTAAAAGTGTCATTAAATCAATCAAAGATAAGAAAACTGGAAATTGGAGTATTCACCCGAAAATTCTTGAAAAATTTAAAGAAAAGGGGGTGAAGTTATATGCGTTTACAGCATCTAAGTTGACGATGACTTACACACATGAATGTGTAAGTAATATTTTGAACGCAGCGGGTGTTAAAACGAGTTAAAGTTTAAATTGTTATTTAAGGTATGTCCTTCGAAGAATACGTCGTAAATTATATTCACAAGGTTTGGGGAAGTCGGGATTATTTCCCGGGTCCTCAACCTGTGTCTATCGAATACAGTCATTTCCCTGTTCTCAAAAACAATGAATACGTTGTTTGTGAGAAAACGGACGGCGAGAGGCACATGTTTGTTGCTTTAACATACGAAGGCAAACGTAAATGTGTGTTTGTGAATCGTGCATTCAAAGTACTTCCGGTTCAATTAAATTTACCCAAAAAGGCGTACGAGGGTACAATTATGGATGGGGAACTTTATGAAAATGCATTATTTGTTTACGACGCTCTTCTTATTAGTGGTGAACCTGTCGGTCATATGAATTTATATGATAGACTTGCGGTTGCTACCAATCTCATAAACTCAACTATTCAAATGACATTTGATAAGTATCGTCTCAAAATGAAAACTTTTCATAGAATGTGTGATTATGAGTTATTCATGTATGAGTACTTACCCAAAGTGGAACAAAAAGTTGATGGTCTCGTGTTCACACCGGTAAATGAACCAATGCGCCTTGGAACACATGAAACTATGTTCAAGTGGAAACCTAGAGAAAAGAACACAGTAGACTTCTCGATGAAAAGGGGTAGAAGTTTTGATGGCGTCGGTAAACCAGGTGTTCCCGTGTGGAAATTGTTTGTGCAAGAGAAAGGTAAGCTATTTTATGAGAGTGAATTTCCAATAAGTCGCATGGACGAACCATGGTTTGAAGATGGTGCGATTGTTGAGTGTATGTATATAACGTGGGAAGATGGTCCATTATGGTGGAAACCCCTAAAGCGTCGCCGCGATAAAACACATCCCAACAATAGACGGACATTTTACAACACGATCAAAAATATTAGAGAGGATATCCAGATGAAGGAGTTTTTAGATTGTAGACCAGAACGTAGTGACCAGCCTCATTAGGAAGAGGTTGTTCGCGAATAAACTCGTCATTTATGTAATGCCATAAACCCCTGTGTTTCACAAAACTAACGTAATGACCATCATGTTGGACACCCACGTGAATCGCACTTGAGATCAAATTATATTCAAAGTTATCCAAATGTAATTTTTCGATCACTTTGAAATAACTCTTCGTATCAAACGAAATTAATAAAATTTTTGGAAGTTTTGAAAATACCATGCGTGTTGTTGCGATGTTATGTACTTTTCCATCATTATCTTCAAAATTTTCTAATACATTCCACGATGTACTTTTATTAAGCATTTCACCCATGTCCTTGCTCGCCGAGTTTACGATGTGTACACAAAAATCTTCTTCTACACGCGTCTTTCCGGACGGCCATATAACTTCTTGGGCTTTTTTCCCGTAGAACCACTGTTTTATTTCTGGTATTTCCCTTTCTAAAATATCTATGATGCACAGAAATGCTTCCTGTACATCATGTTGTTCACCAGTCACAAACCGTGGAAAATGTTTTTGAAATGCACACAAAAGTGGGTGTGCGTTAACGAAACCTTTTTGTGATTTATTCCAATATACATTCACCAGTTGTGAATATAACTTTGTAAATTCACATTCTCCTGAATACGGATTATCTATTAAATAATTTGAAAGGATGGGAATAGACAAAAGACATTGCAACGATGTGTTAAAATAACATGTGTTCCCGTTGTTTCTTAAACCTTTCATTACATTTTTTGTACAAAAAACACTTAAGAAGATGACGCACATTAACATTGTAAGCAACAATGCACGACATCAAATCTATCGTTGACAAAGTGTTCCCCGTCTTTGAGAGCCACAAAGATGAAGAACATATTGAAGTTGAGATTCGTCTAGGAAAATATAACGGAACGTTTTTTGATACAAATGTTGGTAAGGATGTTTTCGAACGAGTACTCGAAGGTCTCAGAAAATATAGTGGTTGGGAAGATGTAAAAAATTCAACGTGTGATATTTTTTACAATGATAAAAATGGTATTCGCATCACAGCGAATGAAGAGACGGGTGAACAGACCATGGTTCAAAAAATAAACGCCGTAAAGACAGATTTTACTGGAGAGCCAACTGATATGAGGTTTAGTATTTCAAGAGAAATACCAACCTGGGGACAGTATGAAATGGACAGGAAGCGGACTAAAACACGCCACTCTTTCATCCGTAAGAATTTAAGTATAGATATGACAATCTCGTCGGGTGACAATGTTGATATGGATTCTGAGGAAGAATGTTCATATCAGATTGAATTTGAAATCATTGATCCCAAAAATGTTTCAAATTTAAATGACTTTTTCAACACAGTTTATAAAGTGAATGATTTGTCCAAATTAATTCCTGTGTAATAATTAAGATGTTACGATACGTATTTCTCGCCCTTGTGGCATTTGCCCTTATATATGAAAAAACAACAAATTCGTATGAAATTGCCGGTTCTAAAAATTTTCATTTAAGTTATGGTATGTCTAAGGAGATGTACCTTCTCATGCGAAAAGAAGGTGTCAGTGCGGAAGATTTGAAAAAGTTCGTGCAATTGGAGGATCGTCTTCTCCAGATTGAACGAAATTCGGTTTGTTCGGGGATTCCATACGTTGTTGAGGGAACTTCAGTTTCTAATTTAATAAAGGATCTATTTCCACGCTATAATTTCGTGTATCACACGATTCATCTCAAACAAATAGCCGAACCAACTAAAACTGTGAATATGAAAATTAAATGTTAACACGTAATATAAAAGATGTCCCAGGTTGCCATAATTGGTCTACTTGGCTTGATGACATGTTGTTCTTCTAGTTCAGCAGCCATGCTCATGATGGGTGGTGATGATGACACCCTCTCGTCCACAGGACCGGGACCCGCAGCACCTCCCTGTGAAAGTGATAAGTCTTTCGACTCCCAAACGGGTTCATTCACATGCTCAAGTATTGACGATTTCAAACCAGAAAAAGCTACTTGGTGGGGTACTTGGATCAATTCCTCAGTTCCAATTTCCAGTGAAGAAGCTACCGCAGCTGGTATGTCACACACTTTCCACACTTTAACCTCTTCTCCTACCGAGAAAAAATACATCGCGATGCGCAAAACGGATCAACACTGTAAAATGGTTCAGTTTGATATTACAAAGAGTGGTAACACCTGTAGTTACGCAATTAATGATGCCGGGTACGCGGGTTATGGTGGAGGTGGTATGGGTGCCGAAGAGGCGTGTACAGCTACAACGGATGCCGAAGTTATAGCAAAGTGGAATGCAAAGACACCTGTTGCCTCAGCGAGAACTGCAGCAACTGATGAAGGTTATGGTCTCAAATCTCTTGGATACTCATTGTATTGCTAAAACTGTGAACACACAAGTAACATGTTGAGAAGGTTCCACACAAGCATGTGATGCTTGGGGCTCTCAATTTTGTTGTAATTCTTCACGATGTGCATGATGAGTGCGTTATCATCTTCATCATGCAATTCCAATAGATGTTTCACTGGATCAGGTGCATTAGCAAACTTTTCATCAACTTTGAAGTCAAGTTCAAGTTCACACATCAACTTTTCACTTTCTCTCCCCTTTCTAATGTAATCAGCCACAATGTATATCACTGCATCTAAAAGCTCTTCTTGGCACATGTTGATCCAAGAGTTTTCAGGTGTTCCCCATTCACGAGTATCGGAATTGACAATCACACCGTGGCCATATCTCTCCTTACCCAATTCAAGGCGTCCAATCAGTTGTTCTTCAATTGATCCCATATTTAATTATCTTTGTGACTTATTCCTTAAGTTTATCCAAGTTTTCTTGTAGTTCTCAAGTTGTTTCGCTGTTGGTCCCTTAGTCATAATGAAGTTTGTCGCGGCACTTCTGTATTGAGTGACAAGCTTTTGGGGAACACCCTTAACATTAACTTGGTTCATGATAACCTTCTTTTCAAGGTTGCGTCCTCTGTCATTCTTCCATCTATTTACAAGCCTTTTCTTCACAAGATCCACATCTTTCTTAAATGGAATACCCTGTTTGTTACCCATCTTCAATCTATTGAGGCGCATTTTCATTTCTTTGACATCATTATTGAGGGAAGGCATCACATTCTTGTAACGATCCATCCATCGTTTGCCATAGAGCTTTATAATATCCTTTCGGATTGAGTTTTCATTGAGACCTCTCTTTTTGATGACCCGTTCCTTCTTTACATTTCTCTTCTTTTGAGCGACTTCTTTACGAGAAGGTGGTGGTGTCTTTGGTTTAGGTTTGGGGGCAAGCATGGCGTTGCGCGCATTTTCAATCTTCTTACAGAGTGTGGCCTTTGTCTCTTTGGAATCAAGTTTAATCTTGAGGATGCCGGCAACTCGGAGAAGTTCAGTCTTGCTGTATCCTGTACAAGTAGCGCGTCCAACCTTGAAGTTGTTACCCGATCCAACGAGGGCAACAATCTTCTTCTTTTGGGTGTTACGGAAAGTGGCACTCTTCACCCCCGAGATCTTCTTAATTTTGTCACAAATATCCTGTTTCTTTGTGGAAGCGGAAACATTCAAAACACCCAATTTCTTTGCGAGATCCACAAGTTCTGGTTTTGCCATGCGCATGCATTGTTTACCGTCAATTTTAAGAGCCGCGAGTTGATTCGTACTCAAAGTTTGTTTTTTGTTACGTCTTTTGGGGGACTTCGTCTTTTTGGGTACACGAACACTTTTACCCTTGACCAACCGAGAGGGTGCTTTGCCGGTAGCCTTAACATCCCCAAATTCGTACATTTTTCTAACAAGCCCAGCACCAGTATTGTAAGCGTCAAGTAAATCCGATGGTGTCGAGGCACCTGAAATCTGTATACTCCCACTCTTTGCAAAGATGTATCTGTGTCCATTATATGTAACATATAGGAATGGAGAAAGTTCTGGATCATACTTTGCGGAGCTGGCGCCGTACTGTTTCATTAACTTTTCTGGGAGTGCTTCCATATATCCAAATGGACCATTTACACCAAACGTTGCACTGAGATTGTTGTATTGGAATGGGTTATATAAAAATGCCTCTCGATCGGAGTAATTATCAACGATAAACTTACGAATAAGTTCCGGTTGATTTGCGATATTAGTTCCTATAAAGCCACCGGAAAAACGAATTTTACCATTCTTGTAAAAGTTTACAGTAGCACCCTTGGATTCAATATCATTTGATAGAACAACTTTAAGTTGAACAGTAAAAAAGTTTTTACTTAGATCACCCTTTTTACCATACTCCTTTGTGTGCGAGAACCCCGTGACAAAACGCCCATAGATACCATTAATCTCCTTTGTATCTATATAAAGACCCTCTCCGATCGGTGTTTTGGGGAGTGGTGTTTTGAGAAGGATTTTTTTGATGTTTATACGAGTTTCGGCACTAAAATCCTTGTTCACAGTCGCGTTAAACATACCAGGATTTAACTTACTCACGATAAATGTGGGTGGTGATGGAGTTTCGATGTTGGCAATTATATTGTTATTGTTATTGTTGTTACTATCACTCATATGAACAAACTCCGCAAACTCCCCATAATTTGCATTGTTAATTATATTTTTTTCCAATCGAGGTGGAAATGCCATCTCAGCTTCAATTTCTCTGACCAATGCGTTATTTGACGCAGTTGTGGAAACAGAACTTGGACTGTTTGCTGGACGTAATTCCACGCCAGACTGTTTGACAAATTCTCTGAGCTGTTGGCTCATATTACTATTGTGTAGCATTTTTTTCTAGTAATCCTCGGTGAAGCCCAAACTTTCCTCAACCACGTCAACCCCGTAAATGACAGGTTGCCTCGGGTATGTGCGCCCCTTGTATGTCACAACTTCATCCCTAACTTCGATATCCCTCGAACTAAATGGACCCGCATAGAAGTCTTGATTGAACTTGGGCTTGCCAAGGTTGTTCGCTTGACAATGTTGATTGAAAACCTGGATGAAGAGCTTCTGAGGTACAAACGCGTCTTTCCCGAAGACGATGTTTGTAGATTCCAGGAAGTTGTGGAGAGTACTCGCAACCATAGCGACCTGCTTCTGGATTTTCTTGAAATAGTCGGGAACTACGTTCCAGATATCTTTGTCCCTATATTTGTTTGAGTAATCAAGGTACGCCTTGATACACTTGAGTAAAATGATTGGTAACTCACGATTCAACTTCTCGTCAAGTTGTGGATCGGCATCCCTCACTTGTTTGGAAAAGTTCCATGGAAGAATACGGCGAAGAACGGAGCCTGAGTTATCTTTCCAATTGGGAACTTCATTCCCACCCAGAACACCTGGAACAGTCCACTCGATGGAGACCGCAGTTTTGTTTTTGACGGCAACAGAGACATCCTCCCCTGAAACCATAGACTGGAACTCCGCCTGTTCGAGAGCGAGGTCTCCCTTCACTTCTGGTGCGATGAACATGAAGGAATCCTTGATCGCCGAGAGACCGAACTTCTTCTCGATGTTGTTTGAAAGGGTGCCAACGTCTTCGTTTTCATAAAACTTCTTGAAAACTTTGGTAATGAGGGTAGACTTCCCGGACCGAGCGATCCCCTTAAAAAATGGAATGATCTGCCACCCATCTAACTCCCCAATATCAAAACACAAACGCCCACCCATCACATACGCCCAGTTACACACCTCATCTTCGAACTGCTGGTACTTGAGGATTGAATCGAACCAGGGGGTTGGAATATCTTGCCATCTCTCTACGTGTGAGAAGTCATCAAACTGTTGATCAAAATACTTACACGCGATGATTGTTGGGTCAAGGCAACGAAATTCGCGACTGTCATATGGGTAAAAGCAGCAATCATAGACACCACGATCTGGAATCCACTCCTTACCTACAAACACACCATTTTTGAATGACCATACGTTTCGTCTTTTAGTAATCTCCGGAAACTGAGCGTCGTGGCACTTGCTTAAATTATCAATAACGTCTTTGAATGTACTACCTCTCTGTGTAAAGTTCTTCCATGTAAGGAAGTCATCATCTTTTTGCGCCAATGAATAAACAAAGTGTTCAATGGTAAACTTTGCTTGCCATGCACGTGTTCTATGTCCATCTACAGTTCGAATTTCTTCGCAGCACTGTCCCTTGTACCGGCGATACCCAGACTTGTATGTCTGATCGAGAGAATATAGAAGACATTTTTGAAATGGTGTGGAACTTTCGACTTCTTCTTCATCCATCGTAGAAGGATCGCCTGTCGTACTGAATTGTGGCAAAGCCGTGGGATTATCGATTCTCTCAAACGATGTGTAGTGGCGTCGAATATTTTCATAACCATCTGACAGTTGTTTTAAAACATTATTAATACGTCGTACGACATTAATCCCGTCGTCGTTAGGTTCATTTTTGTGAATTTTTAGATCTCGCGCATGATTCTTCAAATTAATGAGATATGTTCTCTGTTTATCACGAATACCTTTTATGGCCAGGATGTCGATCATCGTCGGGTTGGGATTACCATCTTCGTCAAAGTTCTCAGGGTGAATATACTGTCTGTATCCCAACTCACGTGCATTTCTGAAGTCATTTGTTTTCAGTGACCACGCCGATTCAAATCTGTCTATCATGTCGACCACCTGTTCTTCTTTCATCGATTGGATGTGCTGCTTCTGAAGTTCTGTGAGTGCTTCATACTTATCAGGCTCTCGATCGATGAAATGAGTGTGTTCCATTTCTATTTATTGACCTACGATTTTTGTTTCTAAGCTTATTTTTGAGATTGCATTTTAGCGAGCATCTTTATCAAAATTCTATTTTGTGTTTCTATTTGATTAGAAATATTCACAAGTGCTGAACAAACGGTATCACCGTCTGGAGTAGCTAAAAGAGAAGTCATCATACCCATAAGATCTAACTCACCGTCATCGTCTGGAAAAAAATCATCTTCTCCACCCTCAGAAAATTCAATATCTTCTTCGTCGGACACAATTTCACCTTCTTCAATTTCTTCTTCTTCGCGATTGTCTTCCCCAGGCTGTGATGACATTTTAACTTTGACTGAGAAAAGATGATGACCAAAATTTCGCGATGATGCGATTTCAGCCAGAAAAAAAATGTTGCTATATAGTACAAAAACTCTCACAATGGCCGGTGGTCTCATGCAACTCGTCGCCTATGGCGCCCAAGACGTCTACTTGACTGGTAACCCAAAGGTCACCTTCTTCCAAGCTGTCTACAAGCGTCACACTAACTTCGCTATGGAAAACATCGAACAAACTGTTAACGGTACCGCTGCCAACTCAGGCCGCGTGTCCGTGACCGTTGCGCGCAACGGTGATTTGGTCGGTGACATGTACCTCGAACTCGAATCCAATGTCGACACCTCCGTCACTTCCGACACTACCTCCGATAACAACTGGATTGCGGAGCGTGCGATCAACAACGTTGAACTTTCCATTGGTGGTCAACGCATCGATAAGCACTACCAAAAGTGGTGGCGTTTGTACTCGGAGCTTTACTTGGATGAATCCAAGAAAGCTAGCTGGGCCAAGCTCGCGACTGCCAAGGACGGTAAGACTGTGTACTTGCCCTTGATCTTCTTCTTCAACCGCAACCCAGGTCTTTATTTGCCTTTGATTGCGTTGCAATACCACGAAGTCCGCATCGACATCGACTGCGCGTCCGACATGGAAGTCTACCTCAACAAGAATGTCTTCAAGGTGTGGGCCAACTACATCTACTTGGACACCGAAGAGCGTCGTCGCTTCGCGCAAAAGGGTCACGAATACCTCATCGAGCAAGTGCAACACACTGGCTCCGACACCGTGACCTCTGCGGCTACCAAGCAAGTTCGCTTGTCCTACAACCACCCAGTCAAGGAATTGGTGTGGTGCTTCTCCAACACCGCGTCCCGTAACTCCCTCTGGAACTTTACCTCCAGCAACAACGCTGATGAGATTATCCTCGACAGCAACGCGCGTGCGATCTCCGATTCCAACTGCTACGTGCCAATCAGCCAAGCGACTGGTGTCCCACTCGTTGCCTTCGGCACTGGTGGCTCCACTGTTGACTTCACTGAAGAAGCCGCGGGTCCACTTGATAAATTCAAGTTGGTCCTCAACGGTCAAGACCGATTCAAGGAACAACGGGGTAAGTACTTCAACCAACTCCAAGCGTACAACCACCACTCTGGTACCCCATACCCAGGTGTGTACTCTTACTCCTTCGCTCTCAAGCCAGAAGAACATCAACCAACAGGGAGCTGTAATTTCAGTCGTATTGACAATGCTCAAGTCGCGGTGACCATGAACGCCACTGACGCGACCACCATGCACATGTTCGCGACCAACTACAACGTCCTCCGCATCCAATCCGGTATGGGTGGCTTGGCGTTCTCCAACTAAGTTGGTATTTTGATCTCGTCTCGTTTCGCGTAATAAAAAAATTAACTTTAAAAATTGATCGGAACACAGTTTTTAAATCTAATGATATGGTATAAAATGGCGCAAAAGCAAACTAAGCAACAGCAGATGGGTGTCTGGATCCCAGTCTCAATTCTCGCTTTGGGTATCATCGCAACTGTTTTCGCAATGTCACGCAATGGTCGTAATGGATATTTCAAACTTAAATAAATGACACATGTAATAACAAATGCAGGACATTTACACAGATGGTAGTTGCCTCGGCAACCCTGG